CACCATCCATGAGCAATGACCGTAGGCAACGCTGAGATACAGCTGGTTGCGGATGAACTCGTCAAGGTCCGTGCCCTGCCGGTCACAGTCAGCACGCCATTCATCCCAATACCCCTCATCCCCGCCGTCTAGCACCACTGGCTTACGCAGGATCAGCCCTACCGCCGTGCGTACCACACGCTGAAAGTACGGGCTAAACACCGAACGGCTGACCCGACCCTGCCAGCTAGCGTCTAGCTCCATCGGTTGCTGCGGTAGGTACCGCGCAGCGTTCTGCCTTAGGTAAGACGTGCCCTCCAGGCAGGCACGGATCGGCTCCCACGCCATGACCTGCTGGTAATAAGCAGGATCAGGAATGCTTGGATTGTCCTGATCGTCAAAATCGGTCAGACTTACCGACTGCCACTCCCACTGATCGCGGGTTCCAACAGGAGGAGAGGTCAGCGGGTTGTAAGCGACCATCTCGCTAGGTAGGCACTACGTCCTAGCAGTCTATGAGAACCTCAACGCCTGCCTAGCGCGGGTGCGGTTATGACCCTTGGTCTGCCAGGCCGTAATGCCAGCCATCTGCCAACACGCGTAGCCCAAGCTGTCCATCTGACCAGACAGGTCATCGACACCACCATCCCCTTTTTCTGGGGCCTGCGTCGCCTGATCGTAAGCGTGCTGTTCAAGCCCCCTGAGCATCAGCTTGCAATCAGGATGCACAAACAGCTTGCGCTCACCCTTGGCATTGAGAATCAGGCTGTTCAGCGTCAACACCCGATCACGGATGAAGGGGTTGCTCGCTTGGGTTTGAAGGCGCAAGCCCGCAGCCTTCATCAGACCGAAGTCTGAGATGCCTGCGTTCTTGCTGCTGCGGCTTTGACTGCTGGCATCAGGGCAAACGATCAGCTGCCCGTGTTCGATCCAAGGCTGATACTCCTGCCTGAGGATCTCGATTACGCCTGGGGTGTCACGGCCAACGTGCTCTCGGATCACATGGATGCCGTCAGCCTGCTGCACGCACACCGCCATTACGCAGCGGTCAACGTTCAAGTCCAGTCCGACCCAGAGCGTGTCGCGTTCTGTCGGGGCGTGGCAGAACTCGCCTTCGGTGTAGCTCTTGAATAGGGCAGGAGAGTAGTTCTCCCGCATTGCCTCAAGGAAGTCAGGCGGCAAATGGGGGTTGTCGGCAGTGCGGCCCCTGTACAAGGCCCGATCGGGCTTGTCCGCTTCCTCCACAAACATGGAGTAGAGGATGCCAAAGCCCTCTGGCGTGGAGAACAGACCCAGCTGGCGGCGGTTGCCGGCTCTAAGGCGACCCAGAAACTTGTCAACGGCTCGCCTGGCGATTTCGATTTTGCTGGTGTCGATCTCGTCAGCACAGATAAAGCTGGCGTTCAAACCGATGATGCGGCTCCAGTTCTCCATGCTGCGGCACAACACTGAGACAGGACCTTCTGGCAGCAGGAGCTTGAACTCAGGCAGTGGGCTAGCTCTGAACTCGTAAGGGATGTCGTACTGCTCCAAGAAGTCTTCCATCGTGCGGATGACCACATCACGCACCAAGGGACCAGTTGGGGCAAACATCACCCCAAGAGTGTTGGGGTTATCGAGGGACAGCAGGACAGTCCAGGCACACATCGTGCGTGATTTGCCTGATCCATAGCCAGCGACCATCCCGATGATGCGATGCTCTCTGTCTTCGCAGACCGCCTGCTGGTACGGGAGGAGATCAGCGAGGATGCGCTGCCTGATGGCGTCGGAATCCTCCTTGGTGCCTCGGTATTCAGGCTCTGGTGCCTTCGCTGGATCTAAGAGCAGGCCACCAGGGCAGGCGTCAAGGATTGATGGGCTCATGCCTACTCGAACATTGCACGCAAGGCTTCACGTTCGATTGCGGCTTCTAGTTGCGGGCGCTTCTGCTCAGCCAAATGGTGACTGGTGACAAAGGCCGAAGCGCTGATGCCATCACGGGTGAGCGTGACTTTGATCAACTCCGTGTCCAGCACTTCGACTTCCATCACTTCTGGGTCAAGCCGATCAGCTCGCACTGGAGCCTGATCGCTGCAATGGCATTGGCCAGCTGGGAGCGCTCCTCGGCCTTCTGCTCGACGACGCGAAGGCGTGCAAGGGCTTCGGCCAGGAAGGCTGGGCGGGACATCTCGCAGTCCTTGTCGAGGATCTCGCGTGCGCGTTGGATGTAGGTGTCAGTGCTGCGCTCAGAGCAACCCCACAGATCCGCAGCGTGCCGCTGGATCTGCGCACGTGAATAACCCCGCGTCAGGAGGCCGTAAACCTCGTTGACGCGGAGTTTCATTTCAGCGTTGGTTGATTTGCCCGCCACTGCAGTATCTGACTGGCTTTCAGGTTAGTGGTGTGACGGTGATGAGGGCGCCTTGGGGCTCGTCGCCTGAGCAGTAGCGCTTGCTGACGTTCATAGAGACGATCTGCCTGTCGTCGTCGTAGGCGACGCCTGTCATGGCGTCTTCGGTTGAGCGAACGAGCTTGGAGAGGTCACCGTGACGGCCCGAGGTGTTGTGCTGCGGGGCTGAGGGCTTGACGCCTTTTTTGCCAAGGTGCGCGGCTGGCCTCTTGAACCTGAACACGATCGACAGGGACATGGGTGTGGTGGTGTCCCAGTCGGGCGGGAGACAGGCGAGGGCGGCGTGCTTGACGTCCTGTCGCCAGGGCTTAACGGCTTTGGAGGACTCAACGAGGATGCCGTTGCCGAGTGAGCGCTTTGAGCCCTGAGGGGCGGGCAAGCCGTAGACGACAAACGTCAAGGAGTTTGGCATCAGAAGTCAGGCTGCTCAGTGGTGATGGGCCTGATAGTCCAGGAGGTGGAGGTCTTCTTGGTGGCTAGTCCATCCAGTTGCTCAAGCTCCTGCAACTGACGAACGGCTGGTGAGTAGGCCCAGGTTGAGCGAGTGGTGAGGGTGGCAGAGCCGAAGGGTGTGGAGAGCTTGTCAGTGATGTTGCCTGAGTCGTAGAGGGCTTGGAGTTCAGCTTTCCAGGCGTCGATGTCAGCGGCGAGGGATTTGGCTTGAGCTTGAGCGGTGGTGATGAAGGCGACGAGCTGAGCGGGGTCAGTGGTCATGGCGTGAGGGGTTGAGAGCTAGGCAGCGGTTGAGGTGGTGGACGCAGTTGATCTGAACGGTTTCGTCGTCCAAATACGAGAGCCAGAGGTCGGTGACGCATTCGTGAGCGATCTCTGCGCTGTACGGGGCTGCAAGGGCCTCCTGCGTGTCCGTAGGGGGTGAGACAGCGGGGAGGGGCTCAGGGGCCGGTGTAGAGGCCGCTGGCGTGCGTCTGCGCAGGGCTAGGCCATAGAGGACCAGGGAGAGGCGTAAAGCGATCAGGAGGGGCAGTGCGGCCAGCGTGAACGGCAGCAGCAGCCATCGCAAGACCGAGCGCGAAGCCGAGGAGGCGGAGGTGCATGACATGGGCGGTGGTGACTGCGCAGATGGTGTCATGGGTAGACCCCCTACGCAAGGGTATGGGGTCAACTGAAGCAAAGCGCCAGCTGGTCGATGCAGGACGGCAACGGCTGGCCGCCCCACTGATCACCCATGGCGTCAGCGATGCCCTCGTAGGTGCGGCTGCGTTCCTTCCAGCGGTCAGGGGATGGAGGCATCAGGTGAACGCGTGCTTCACGGCCAGTGGCGTAGCTGGTGGGCTTAAGCCGTGGCAGGTTGCGAAGCCAGAGGCATGTGGCTTTGACCTCACCGTGTCCGAACTGCCACGGCTGGATGATCTGATCAGGCGGCCTGATGGCAGAGCTGATCACGCTGACGGGGTTCTCGATGCACCAGCGGGGGATTGGTGCGTTCATGAGCAGCCGAACGAAGTCGAGTGCATCGGCCTGTTGCTGCTGCTTGCGATGGAAGTGACGAGAGCCTGAGACGGCGAGGTGCGTGCAGGGCGGGTGAGCGACCATCAGGTCCCAGCGTTGGCGCAGGACGCCTTCCACAGGCTGCTGGAGGTGGTAGGCGGGGTCAGCCTCACAGGGCAGCAGGTCGCAACTCCAAGCATCGTGACCGCGACGACGGAAGGCATCACGGACCCTGCCGCTGTACTCGCAAGCGACAAGAACGCGCATCAGAAGTCAGGCTGATTGGCCAGGAACGCGGTGCGAGCAGCGAGGTAGGTCTCGATGCAGGCAGGGGCGTCGAAGGTGGTGACGCTGCAGCTGCCGGGTTTGGCCCAGATGGCAATGCCGCGCTCGATGAGATTTGCATAGCCCCCTAACTGGGCGCTGATGTCCCTGGGCTTGCTGTGGGCGCTGCTCTGGGTCTTGAGGTCAGCGAGGACAAGGCGGCCGTCGTTCTGGTTCTGGAGGAGGGCGTCGAAGCTGCCGGCGATGCTGTGACGCTCATCGACAAGGCGGTGTTCAACGGCAACGGCCTTCCAGGTGTTCCACATGGGATGGCTGACCAGGGGCGTGACCCACTCGTCGTAGTCGCCAGGGTCACCGGGGTCACCAGTCGTAAGGAAGCTCTCCAGGCAGGAGTGGACCGTGTTGCCGCGTGGTTCCCATTCGTGCTTGCTGGCCATGATCCTGGCCATCTGAGCGGGGGTCTTGTCACAGACGACTGTCGTGATGCTGTAGGCGACCCACTGGCCGCGATACAGGTAGCGGTGCTGATCGGGGAAGAAGTGCAGATCGGGAACGGGGCTGAGCATCACCAGTCGGTGTCAAAGGGCTGTTGGGTTTCGGGTTGAGCGTCGGAGCGGGCCGAAGGCTGGAGCGACGGCGCCTCTACCTCTTCGGGTTTGGGATTGACAAAGGGGCTGCCCTCACATGGGCGAAGGTCCACGTCCCAGCGCAGGTTGCGGATGCGGTAGGCGGATTGGCCGAGCTTGGCGATGGTCACGGCGTGCGGGTTGCTGGCGTCGTGAACGACCCAGCCGTTGTGCCACGCGCCGTCGATCAGGCGTTCCACCGGAGTGCCG